ACCTGTAATATTGATAGTAAAATTAAGATCGGTTTGTAGGAGTGGATGTCTTGAAACAACCACCGATTCACTTGGAACTTGAATATTCCAAATAAGTGAATTATTAGAAGCAGATGTAGCAAGGAACTTCTGTAATGTTTTTTCGGCAGCACCACTATATACACCGAAGGTTTCCTCTGATGTTAAATCGGCAATAGAACTTTCCATAATCAACACGGATTTAAATGAACTTGACATTATATATATTACTAAAAGAAAATAATTTTATACTTTATTTTTATAATTTATTTTTATAATTTATTTTTAAATTTTAATCATTAAGATTCTCAATACCAGATACAATTGCTTTTCGTTCAAACATAAGTTTCACCGAGGCTGCACAACCTACGGCAAGTCTAAATGGATACAATGCACCAGACTTGTCTTTCCAAAAGATGTTAATATCAATTGTATAAAGTGGAGTGGTTCCCATCAAATCAATATACCTATTTTCACCTTGTGGGTAAAAAATACAACTATTCTTAAACAGATTATTATCTATTTGAAAATCTGTAATGACTTGTGAAATATCACTATTATTTCCATTGTTATTTGTAGATATTCCATTAACAAATATACATGGATTACACACATTTGTTGAATTAATAGGTAAAGTATTACTGGTAAATACGATACTGCTAATTGGACTCCATACATTAACAGCAGTTTGTTCTTGGAAAACTTGATATGCATTATATGTAGGTAAATAAAATGGGAAAGGAGTGACCTGTGCATTACCAAAATTATCTGTATCAATTTTGAAATTTTTCCCTAAACCAAGAGAAAGTGGTTGAATGTACATTGGAAGACTATTAAACAACTGATATAATGGGAGATTCATAAAAATATCAATATGATTTGGAACGGTTTGGTTATATCCTAAAATATCGGCATTTAAAACAGCAGTATTGGCATCATTATTCCATGTAAAAACAGGAGCATTTGCAGTAGGTAATACTAAACCAGCACCGATTACTTGAGCATTTAATGCCGTAAAACAAGTAGCAAATGTATTATTAACTAATTGTATAAAATAAGAATAATTATATGAGTAATAATATCCTCCAGAATTGTCTTGAAATTTATTCTGTGTAAGACTTGGTGGTCTGGGTTGTGGAGATGCTAAATCTTGTGGCAACCATGTTAAAAATGTTTGTTGATTAAATACTTGAAATGGTGCTACAGGATTTGTCCAAGTTAATGTAACTGAATAAATTGACAAATCTTTATTTGCTTGATTGAATTGGATAGCACATGTAAATACAGGTAAAGTATTAGTATCAATTTGAAATCTAACTACGGATAAATAATAATCTTCTGGTTTATATAAAAATGGTATATTACGAGTTTGTGTAAATTGGACTTGGACTGGTTCAGCATCTATACTATTTGCATTAATAGCATATACATCAATATATTCATGATCAAACATTGCCCTACGCTTCTGTTTAATTTGGTTTGGTAAAACAATAACATCATTTGATTTCTGTTGTTTCTTCATTATATAATGTATATATTTTATAATTTATATAGATTTAAAATATTTTAATAATTCCTAAATAATTTAGATATTTTCCAAACTTTGTACTATTTATTTGAATTCCCCAAGTAGTTCCTACATTATATATTAATACAAACATATTAGAACCTATGGGTTCATATGAAAATCATATGTATAATATGCCAGAAATCTAACTTATTACATATATGTAAAAATCTAACCCATATATGAATTGTTTTATAAAACATTACAACCTGTAATAATCTAAATTTAGATTTTTACACCATTGTATATACGATTTTCATATAAACCCATTATATTTATTAGAAATTTGATTGAAATATTAAATATGTATAATATATAATGAATAAACAAAAATATCTGGATAATTTACAACATAATTTATCGTATTTTGGTAGTAATGTTGATATCATGAATGCTCTCAATTGTGATAATTCTAAAATAATTAAATATAGTGAATTGAAAAATTATAATAGTTTAGAAGATTTATTACCAAATCAATTTGACTTTAAAATAATTCTGTTAGAAACTCAACGCAATTCTGGGCATTGGGTTTGTGTTATACGAATGGGTAATGTAATTGAATGTTTTAACTCATATGGTATCACAATAGATAGTGAATTTAGATTTATACCAGATAGTATTGAACGAATGCTTGGAGAAAGCAAAAGATTTTTAAGTAATCTTATTAAAAAAAATAATACATTTAAGATTGTAAATAATATATATAAGTTTCAATCTCAAAATGATGATGTAGCAACATGCTCAAGATGGGTTATATTACGTATTGAAACTGCAAAAATGGGTTATAATTTAAAACAATTTACTAAAATGATTAATAATGAATCTATAAATACCGATATACCACCAGACATTTGTGTATTGTATTATGTAAAATTTACTACAGATAAAAAAATATAATAAAATATTTTACACTTTATATAAAATATTATTTATTTTTATTTTTAGGTTTAGGATGACCTAAAAGTATATTTTTATTTTTTATAAAATCCAAATATTAAGAATCTATCCAAAGACTTTAACCAATCTGTAGAAATTATACAGTATTTGCATTAATCATATATAACATATTATTCGTAATAATATTTTATTTAAAGTGTAAAAGTTTTTCTATAGTATTATATATTTTATAATTATATTTTTATAAATATTTTATACATACATACCCTAGGTATGTGAAAATAAAAAATATATTATTTTTAGAAATCCAAATATTAAGAATCTATCCAAAGACTTTAACCAATCTGTAGAAATTATACAAATAAAATAAAAGTATGAATTAATCATTTTTAATATAAACATTCTGTATTGTTCCGACAGATGTTCCCATATTATTGGCAACTTGATTTAACTTATCGTTGTCTGTTTTGAATGTATCGGTTAAAAATATATTTCTAAGGAGATTAGATGATACTTTTTTACCAGTATATTCCATAAATATTTTATTTAATATTCGTGTAAGAGTTGTTGTATTATTAATTGGAGACCCATCATAATTACATAATAAATATATATAATTTTTAGTGGTTAATTTAACTGGATGTATAGATATATAACATTTTAATAATTCTTGTAGTTTAACACTTATAGGTACTTCTTGGGTCTTATATGTTTTTGAAGTTTTATAATTATTAAAGTAAAAAATACCTGTAGTAATATCTGCATAATTTAAATTCGTATCCATAGTTTTTGGCATCTTACGAACAAGAACCATATTTTTATAATCCAATAATCTACGAGGTTGTTGCAAGACGAATACTGCTAATAATATTAATTGAGTAATTTTACTAAAGGTATTTTCTGTAATATTAGATTTTTTGCATAAATTAGGATAAACATTTTCATATAAGTTAGTATAAACTTTTATAACCTCATCTTGAGTTATCCAATTTGCCTTTTGAACATCTGTTTTAGTATTATTTGTTTTTAATGTATTATTATATTCTTCTAATAATTTACTATATTTATCATACATACTTTTCATAACCTTTACATTTTTTAAAACAGATACTATTGAAATAATAAAGTTTCGTTGAGTTGTTATTTTGTATTTTTGTTGGATTTTTTCAACAATTCCATCATAATTATACAAAAATGCTAAATTGTCCAATGGTTTGCCATCATTTAAGGTAATAAGTCGTCGTTCATATCCATCTGTTGTTTCTTGTTTACGATTACCACCTTCCATTAGATTTTTAAACATACTCATTAATATATACTTTTATAAAAAAATACAATAAAATATTTTACATATATGGGGTATGTTTTATAAAATATTATTTATTTTTATTTTTAGATTTAGGATGACCTAAAAGTATATTTATAAATGTATAATTCCTAAATAATTTTGATATTTTCCAAACTTTGTAGTATTTGTATGAATGCCCCATGTAGTTCCAGCATTAATTGTATTTTGGATTGCTACATAAATAGAGGTATTATCAACATTTATATTTACTACATTAGACATTGTCTGTGCAATCGTTCCTCCAGCCATAGTCCCCGTTTGACTATTTGATACTAATGTAATACTTCCAAGAGTTCCAAATGGTTGAGTACTGGTTACAAATCCACTGGTAGATGTTAAAAGACCAGCAGTTTGTCCAAAGGCATAGGTATAGATTATAAGATATCTTCCTTTATTTAAAGTTGTTATTTTTGTATTATTACCAGTCCAGTTTGCCGTTATTTGACCCACTGGTGTTATTGGTATAATAGAATACTGCAATCCAGATGCTACTGACATATATATATTATACTTTTATAAAAAAATGCTTCACGGAATATTACGCAATTTTTGTAATCCTTATTTTATTTTGTTGTGAATTCAGTTTCGTCGTCCCCCATGTTCCTGTTAAGGTGCAAGCAATATGTATATAAAGTGGAGTATTATCATTTGATATAGTCACTATGTTACTACCACATATATCCATAGCTTGGGTTCCGACTACGCCCATTGTCCCATAATTAGGAGTAAATACTAAAAAGTTCGTTGAATTGTTTATATAATCATATGGTTCTGACAGTGAAATATTAGCATAGGTA